AAGACAAGAAGCAGGATGCACAGCGCAACATGGCATGGTTTGCCTTGTTTGGAATGCTGTTATATCCATTTGCAGTAGTACTTGCTAGTCTTATTGGACTAGAAACTGCTGGTAATACTCTAGGTGACATGGCACCGACATATTTTGTATCAGTTGCGGCTATCGTAGCGGCATTCTATGCAAAAGAAGCAATTGGCAAGTAAGGTAAAGTAAAATGGCTGCGGATACACCCATAGTAAATCTATCTAAAGAAACGTTGGATCAAATCACTCCAGCGTTGCATTCTATGCGTGATTCCCTTAGAAATCAAACCAGACTTCTTACTGACACATTCAACTTACAAAAAGAAGCAAGAGATCAAGCCGAAATGAGAGCCAATCTCGCTCAGTCTCAAGTAAAAGCTAATGATGTTGCAGATGAAGTAGCTAAAGGAGCTAAAGATGCTGGTGGAGGAAGTAATAGCAGTAGCTTTTTAGGTTTAGTGGGAATAGGAGGTCTTCTTGGTGGTTTATCTACTGGTCTAGCAGTATCTATAGGAAGCTTAGTGGGTGTATTGACTGGTCAATTGAAGGCAATAGAATATTATGCTGATTTATTTACTCCAGAAAAACTCCAGAAAAACTTCAAGGGAATGCGTCTAGGCATCGCTATGAATATGGATTTATTTAAATCAAGTTTTGATGAACGTCTAGCTAATATTCGGACAAGCGTATCTACTACTTTTGATAACTTTAAAACAAACTTCAGCGATTCTTTAAGTAGAGGAATAACCAAACTCAAGTCATATTTTATATTTGATGAAACATCTGACGTATCTAAGATTATGAATAGTTTTAAAGCAAGCGTCACTAAACTTTTGGCTCCATTTACTCTTGCTGTAACAACTCTAACTGATTTACTACCCAGCACTACTATATTATCGGACACCATTACTAGTCTTAAAACTTCTGCGAGTAATGTTGGCACAAAATTTACTGCCTTACTTGAGCCTCTTAAGAGTTTTGGATCAAAAGTTGGCGCAATAGGTCGCACTGTAGGAAAGGTATTTGCTCCTATTGCAATTATTACTACAGCTTGGGACACAATAACTGGCACTATCGAAGGATACAAAGAGGGAGGAATAATAGGCGGACTTCAAGGAGCTATCGACGGCTTCTTTACATCTCTCGTAACTATACCTTTAGACATGGTAAAAAATGCGGCGGCTTGGGTATTAGAAAAAGTAGGATTGATTTCTCCAGAAACGTCTGAAAGTGTAAAAAGTTTTTCTTTTACAGAGATGTTTGACGGTATGACTGATAAAGTCTTCGGCGCATTAACGAGTGCAGTTGAATGGGTTAAAGACTTATTTTCCTTTGATCCAGAAAGAATGCCTTCAATCGATGACATTCTTAATAAAACTCTTTTAGCTCCGTATAATATTCTTAAGGCTGGCGTTGGTCATCTTTTAAATTTGTTTGGATTCGACAAAGAATCTGAAGTGGTGAAGAACTTTGATATAGGAAAACTGATAGTCGATACGGTTACTAGCGTAAAAGACTTCGTTATCGATACGTTTAATCATGTAGTGGATTCGATCAAAGCATTCGATCCTATGGAAGCTTTAGGTGATTTAAGTAATATAGGCAAAGACTTTATCGCAAATATTTTAAGAGGAGTACTGCCTCCTCCAGACTTAATGACGTTTAGTGCTCCAGAAGTATCTATATTTGGTAAAAAGTTCGGTGGTCAAACTGTCAATTTGAATCCTATACCCGCTAGTGTGTATGAGTTTGCAGGAATTAATTCAGCAACAGGCGAACGAATTATTACTTCTTCTGGCGCACTAGCACTTAATCGAAGTGCGGCAACAGATCAAGATGCCGCTAATTCAGCCGCAAGACAAGCCGCGGCAATTGCCGCTTCAGTAAATGTAGGACCAACTACTGTCGTAAATAAAGGCGGAGATAGTCGTACTATAACACTGCAAGCAAATCCTAAAATTTCTAGCCAACTGTCATTCGCAGGTGGATTCTAGACAATAAAAAAGGCGACTTACATTTCTGCAAGCCGCCTTAGTCGCTTCAATTAATTAATCAGATTAATTATCTTCAGCTAGACTCTTGAAGAAATCCAGAGATTCATCATCACCGTCATCACTCGCAAGAGTTGGAGATGAAGTCACTTCCGACTCAGGAGCAGAACGCTCCTTGAAATTAGGAGTAAACCCCACCGCCGCATTGTCGTCCTCGGCAGTTACCGTGGGTGCGTGTGTACTGCCATCAAGACCTAGAACCTTATACAATTTTGCTTTCAGTTCATCATAAGACTTGAAGTTTTTAGGATCAACAATTTCTTGAAGGGAATGTTGCTTACCCCAAACTTCTTCAAGAGTTTCATCTGAGAGTTCAGCGCCGTCTGCACCAGAGAGAACGCTTACTTTATCAAATTCTGACTTATCATAGTTACGATAGCCTTCTACTTGACGAATTTTTAGTTTGAAGTCTGCACCTTCCCAAAAATCAAATGGGTTAATAGGAGACTCATCGTCATACTGAGGATTCATAGCATCGTTCAGTTTGTCGAAGATTTTCTTACCAAACTTATAAAGATACACTTGACCTTCACGTGAAGGGTTTGCACTATCTTTCACGACATAGATGTTTGCAATGTAGTTCAGCCTGCGCTTTTGCTTACGTGCAGTTTCTTTGTCTTCATCGTGACCAGAATTCCACAGCTTTGAGTTATACTCAGAAACTGGATCATCCTGACTAAGAGTGGTGAGAGAGTTTTCGATATACCAACCACCTGGTCCTTGGAATCCATGATCCCACATTCTTACGAATGGCATATCTTCACCTTGCGGTGCGGGTAAGAAACGAATAACAGCATAGCCATTACCAGCCTTATCTACTTCAGGTTTCCAGAAGCGATCATCGCCTTTGTTACCTGTTTGATTCATCTTCTGGAGCTGAGAGTTCAGCTTATCGAAAGATGATGTACGTGCCTTTTTAAGGGCTGAAAAAGATGTAGTCATAATTGTATACTCCTTGTATAGCGGTTTATATTGCTGTATATATTACAGTATTGCGTTGTATTTGTCAAGACATATTTTCCGCATTTTCGATTTATCATAATTTAGAAACGGTCCATATTTGTTGACAATGTTATTTATACTAGGATAAACTATGGTATCATTGATAGTTTTGTCCCAGTACTTAAAGCATTTTGTCAAGTCATTTAGTATGACCAGAGTTTCAATGCTCACTCGCTTCATGTTGTAGAGGGATAATATACGAGGATACTGTCCATCTTCAACCACAAAGTTCGTATTAAAGTCTTCATTCAATTCGTCTAGTTCATTACTAAACACATAGCTTAAAGACTGTTGACGCTTTGACCAACTAATGAAATTATCATTAGAGGTCTCGCTATCAACTAGGTCACCAACCCAAACATCTGGATTAACGACTATGTTGGCTAACAAAAAGTCTTTATAGTCTTTGCGCTTTGCCAACTTAAAGAAGAAAAACTTATCTTTACGATTTTCAAATGCATCGATTCTAGCGTTAACCTTGCCGTTGTATTTGAAATAGTCGTAGTTAGAAGTAAAGTGCCGTTTCAAAGCTAGATAGCATATGTAAACATCAAATGCGTCCTTAGTGCTATACAAGCTTTGAGTCATACTGGCAGCCTTGTAAGTTTTTCAACCATGTTAAGTTCTTCTGCTTCTCTATAAATCTTAGCTTTCAGAACTGGAGATCGGCGTATGATCTCGCCGACCACTTCTACTTCAAGTCCATACTTATCAGCGTAAACAATTACTGCGTCAATGTACGGTACTCCTCTAGAAATATTCTCTGCGATCTCTTTCATGATCGTCTCAGAGTTTAATTCTTTCATAATCCCAATATTTTTGTTATCTGCGATTTTTTATGCTCCCTGCCCATTAAATAAGCACGTTCAAAGATAGAAGCTTCACGCTCACTATCAATAATAAATTTATACCCGCCTAAAGTAACGGATCCCTGTGTGGTGTCAATTTCAACTTGGTACAGCCCATCTTCAATATACTCAGTCTTACTCATTTAGAATCTTAATTCCAAGTGTCCAGTTTTCAGCCGCAGACTCTACATACGACTCATGTTTACCAGGAAACATTTCTGTTTTAAAAGGCTCAGTTGTACCGATTCCCATATAGTATTTAATGCCTATTACATCATTTTCGTTTGCAAAAATTTCTGCTCTAGGTCCTGAACTGTCTTCTTTATAAAACGTAGATAGATGTTTTTCCAACTTACTTTCCTTTTTTGATTTATACTTGATAAGTATAGCAGATGTTATTGTACCTGTCAAGCATTATTTACAGTTTCGAGAAGGGCTTCTATATCTTCAATCTCTGACATAATCTCACTCATATTTTGCTTATGATAGATACGAGCCATTTTACTGAGATATTTTTTGGGTATGCCTATATCGTCTTCCAGAGATATTAGGGCTTCTTTAACAAACTCACGTTCAGCTTCTTGTCGTAAAAATGAGTTGCTAATCTCTTGCATTGCATCTTTAATGCGCTTTCGATCAGCTTCGCTAGATGGAATTATGATAGATGACATTTTATATCCTCATGTTGATTAAATGAGTGTTTATAATAACAGATATTAATGTCTCTGTCAAGTCACTTATTTAAAATTGGTCCGACTTTTCTGTTCCAAGGCAAGTCGGCAGCCCGTCAGTTTATGCCGCTAGTGCGTAATCTGAAGGTGCAAAGTTATCGTTTGCGTTTAGTTTAGTTCTTGCGTTAACGGAGCTTGCGCCCGGATTCTCCACTTTTCTACCCTGTCAGTCGATTCCTACTTCAGCCCCATCATAAACACACTGTTGCTCAAGGTTGCGATCCTACAAGACTTACTGACGCCTAAACGTACTCAGTGTGTTTATGGTGGAGCTGTCGGGAGTCGCACCCGAGTCCTGTCCAGTATTAATCCGCTTCAACGAATCACTCTTATTTATCTAATATAGCACGGTGTGGGGCTTGTGTCAAGTAATATTTTTAGCTATTTTAGGAAATAATGATTCAGATATAAAGGCATCAACATCATCTGGATCAAGACCTAAACTCTTCATCACATTAGGAGTATGAGGATTCATTTTCTGATGTTCAGCGTAGTAGTCTTGAGTTGCTATTCCTATAGCACTGTCGGCATTACCATTATACTGTCCTATATTCTTTTTGTAGTAGCATAGTCCTTCTCTTGCAACCTTGCAGATTTGATTAATTTCAGATTCTTCTTTAACCATACCAGCGGCAATCATATTGTCACTGAAAATTGCTTTTGCCCAAGGAGGCAACTCACGTTCTCTTTTCCAGCTTAACGTATTTGCGATTTTTGCAAAGTGTTCCATCATCGGATGATCCATGTTAGTTGTAGAAGAAAAGTCATAGAATGCGCCAGTCATCTTGTTAGGACCAGCAATCACATCGAAACCATATATGGGTCCGTCATTGTGAACATGAGGAAATACACATACATGCATCATCCAAAGTTTTCGCTCTTCACGCATGTCAACTACATCAACGTGTGCCCGTCTGTAGTTCTTATTATTCCAAACCCTATTTACCCAACCTGGTTGATTAAATCTTTCCATACCAGGTTCTCGAATCTCAGTGGCATCTTCTTCAAGTTGAGAGATGATATTATTTTGTAAGTCGATCAGACTTTCCCATACGATACTCATTGAAATACTAAAGCTCCCACAACTGTTGTAATAATAATCAGTGCATAAAGACCATAAAGCATAGAGTTTAATCTATCAAGTCTTTTTTGTCTCTCACCGAAAGCAATCATTAATCTTTCAAATGATTCATCCAATTCGCTCTTCATATAGTAGCTCCTCAAATAATCTAATTGCAAAGGCAAAACATCTATTTGCCTCATCTGCCATATTATCATTCAGCAATAACCGAATGTTCTCTTTCATCGATTCTTTATCATCGAATTCATACATCGTACCACTGCCTGGAATACGTTTAGTAATCAAGGCACCGCCATACATATCACCGAAGTGTCGCACATATAAGTGCGAAATTATTCCGTCTACGTCTTCATTCATAAGAAGCATTTCAATATGATTTGCATATTCTTGAGTTGATTTACATATCAAGTGTTCATCATATGTGAAGCCATAAATTTCTTGAAGTTCTTGCAGGTCATTAATGATTCTTTTTGCTCGAAATACGGATCTAAACTCGTTAGGAAATGCGAGTTCTCGCAGAGCCTGCTCAAGCACAACGTAGTTTTGGGATTGGTTTATGAGGTATTTGTAGTAAAGTGCGGGATCGATTTTCCCACTCATTAATATTTTAGCAAACTCTTTTCGTTCTGCTGATCTATGATTTTCTTCTGTTAATTTTTTTAAATTCACTGGTCATCTCCAATTCAGTTCTCGCACATATAAGTGCGAATCATATTAACTTCTCATAGTATATATGATTCCTATAACCACTCTGAATTTGCAGGTACATAAGACTTAATTTTCATACGTAAGGTCTTATCTAGTTTATCGGCTGGAGTTACTTCTTTATTCTTTCTCTTTACGTAGAAGTAATTAGCGTCTTTTACGTACATACCGCCTTTAGTGGACTTAGAGATTGTACTATCTACACCAACTTTATTGAATGCAAATACGATGTCTCCGTCCATATACTTCTTTAGTGTCTTACCCATACTCACGATATCAAGCATGGTTTGAGATGCTCCACGATGTGTATTGACTAAGATTTCTGTCGGCACTGTGCGACTACGCTTTAAATTTTGTGCCTTTGCAACTTCAATATCGTTAACAACCCAAACAATATGAATGTTCTCTTTTGCGTATCCCAAGTTTTGGGCTTGAGTAGAAATGTTTTGTAGTTTGCGTAAATCTTTCAACGTTACATCGAAGATGAGATTTGGCTTACGCTCTGGATCTGCGAGAATAATGCCTCTATAGAGTGCTTTCTTTACACGATTATCTAAGTCTAAGTAGTCACCAACGATCTGGTGCATCTTAGCAACGTTCTCGGGCTTCTTTAGATCAGAGCCTATCTTCTGAATGTCTAGTCCTAATTCTTTCTTAATACGTGCTTGGATTGCAGGAGATGCGGCTGCCGCTCCTTTAAGTTCGTCAACATCAAAAGTCTTACCCTCAATACCGACTAACTTATTCTTAATAAAGCCCTTGCCAGATCCAGCCCCACCTGCCATGATAACTATGTTACCAAATTTCGGATAAGCTTGACCGCCAAATGTAATAAGTTTTTCTAACAGAATGTCATATTGTTCAGAAAGATATTCTTCTACTAGACTCTCCGTTAAATATGTTGAAAATCCACGCATGTTAATTTAAGCCTTTAGGTTGTTTGCCATATAGTCTTATTTATAAAAAATGTGAGACTCGATACGGCTAGTCTTATTGTAATGAACAGACCAATAGGGGTTACTATAGTACGCATGATACATGATGGCGCCGTCCGTAATATCACGTTCAATGCCATAATTTTCTAATACCCATTTAGCGTTATTCATCGCTTCTTCAAACTTATCTTTATTTTTAGGAGTATCTGATTTACCATCACAATACCAAGAGAATTGACATTTATTGCGAATAGGCTGACCTTTACTATTTACATGAGCCTGGTACACAACATCACAAATCGTATCTGGATATTTTCTGCTTTGAACACGATTCATTGTTACCATGCCCACAGCTTCTTGTCCTAGATTAGAGTCGCTTCTTGCTTCATGATATATGTTAAGTGCCATGCACTGCAATTGTTCATTATATTGAAGGTCAGCTATCTCTGCCTCTATTAATGCGTTGATATTAGCTCTTTCTTGTTCCTGTGCTTTTAACTCAGAGAACCCTAATACACCGACACTGAATAGTGTGACCAGAGATAGTGAACCCGATAGAATATGCTTTACTTTCATTACCTGACCTCATAGCTTTTTTATCTTATCGTATAAAGTCATTATACAGCAAAATATAAATTTGTCAAGTCTTTTTCACTTTCGTAAAGCTTATTTAGTAGTCGGTCTATAGACTCCATCCCAGTCTTTTGGAAGATCACGGGTCTTCATTTCTTCACATCTATCAATCCATACATCATAGTAATCGTCCATAGTGCGTAAAAATGATCCCTTTAGTTCTTCACACCATTTGATAGCAAGATCAAATTTCTGCATTCGATACAAATCTAACATCTTTTCATGCTGTTTGGTATCAAATACATATGCAGAGTTTTCATTCCACCAAGAGTGTTCTCCTAGAACGGTAAAAATACGTACTCCTTCTTTTTTACCCTTCACTGCAATACAGTCTAGTTCAAGTGTGGCAAATACATCATCGATTTCTTTTGCCGTTTCTTCTCCAATAATTGTCTTCACGCCATATCCTTTCGTTTGTCCTTCAAGTCTGGCAGCCAAATTGACAGCATCTCCTAATACAGAATAATCAAATCTTTGCTCAGACCCCATATTACCAACAACGACCGATCCGCTGTTGATCCCTACGCCTATATTTATTGGTAACAATCCGTCACTCTCTAACTCAGCATTTAGGACTTTTAATGCTTCATACATCTGCACGGACGTTAGACACGCTTTTCTTTCTTGCTCTTCTACATCAAGAGGAGCATTCCAGAAAGCCATGATACAATCGCCCATGTACTTGTCAATAGTTCCCTCATTCTTCATGATAATATCAGTCATTGGAGTGAGAAATCTATTTACGAGTTCTGTCAGACCCTGTGGATCTGTTTTGTATTGTTCTGAGATGGGCGTAAAACCACGTATATCACAGAACAAAAATGTCATATGTTTTGTCTCTCCACCGAGTTTCAATAACTCTGGATTCTTTTGTAGCTTCTCTACCATTGGCGCTGATAGATACGTGCCAAACTGCTTCTTAATACGCATCTTAGCAAAGTATTCTTGACCATACTTCACGCCGTACACATGTGCGAACACCAGCATCGCCATAGCACCTTGCATCATAATGATGTATAATTCTGCATAATTGTTGAACCAATATATAGGAAAATATATCGATGCTCCAATCAGAACGAGAGGTGGTATCCAGCCCAGTCTAACATAACTGAGTGCTACAATTAATAGACCAAGACCTAAAATAGTTGCCAGTTTAGCAAACTCAGCGAGTGGTGGAGTTACAATATTGTATTGGTTTTTAACTGAGGTAAATGCTCTAGCAGTAATATCATGTCCATATATGGCGCCTGATGCTGTGGGAACAGGATTCGATACGCCCTCTGCGGTGACACCAATGAATACTGTAGAGCCTTGCAAATCATCGAATTCGTCTGTAAGATCATATCTCGAAAAATCATAGTTTGGATTGATCCATATTCTACTCTGAGGGTCAGTGTTGATTGTTGGAAATCCTTTTACACGTACTGCCTGTACTCCGAACTCATTGCTCTTAACTTGAAATGTATTAGACCCAGTGTACGCTTTAAAAATCTCTAAGATGATTGAAGGGTAAAGACTATCTTGTACACCAGCAATCATAGGTAATCTCCGAACTACTCCATCAATTTCGGGCAACGTGTTTGCAATACCAATACCAGTAGCGGCATTTTCATACTTCTCTAGATTTGCGGCTATGCCAGGATAATTGTAAATATAATCCAGAGCATCAGCGCCAACTTGTACAATAGCTGTGCTGTATGCGGATCTGTTTTGAGCCTTATTACTAGGAAAGTGAGATAAAATGACGCCTTGTGGAAGCATGAGGGTAAAGCCATCATCTTGACCTGTTCGATCTTCTTCTGGAAACGATATATTAAATACGATAACACCCGCATTCGCTTGACGCAATCTGAGGATTAAATCCCCATAGACATTTCTTGGTAGTGGGTATTGTCCATGAACTTCTAAAGTCTTTTCAGAAATGTCGACCAGCACGACATCATCGATGAATTCCTTTTCCTTTACGATTAGTTGATCACTGATTCTTAAATCAATGCTCTGAAGTAGGGCAGGATTTAATAGAGTTAGCCACGTTAGAAATAACGTAGTTAGAATAGCAAATAATGGCGAAAGCAGTCTCTTCATCTCGAACCTTTCAAGTCGTTATATTCTATTTATCAATTTTTATTTTAGGTTTCCAGTCTTTGTTATATTCAAATACTAATCTTCTTAAAGTTCTCTGCAATTTAGATCCGTTTTCTAGTCTTATAGTTTCTACTTTTCCCGTCTTAATCCAATTGGAATTCCAACACACAACTGGTGAACGTTTTTCACGACCTTTAGTCATTTTGATACACTGTCAAATTGCAACCACCAATAGCATTACATGTCCCACTCACTCCAGATCCATCTGTCATAATGTGTGGTAATGTATACGTCTTATTGGTTGCTCCGGTCTGATTGAGTTCAAAGTTCCAGGGTTGTGATCCGTCGAGAGCAATTGTTGCTTCGTGATCTCCACTTCCCGACTGAAGCACATCTACTTCATGATTGTCTCCTTCGACTTCTAAGTCTAAGTAGTGACTACCGTCTCCAGTTTGACTGACAAGTACGTCATTTGAGTCTCCTTCGATAAGCACAAAAGCGGCTTTATCCGCACTACCAGTCTGAATGAGATCAAATTCATTACTGCCACCAATAATAGCGATCTCGGTATACCCATGAGCGCCTAAGTCCATATCTTGATCAATATTAACAGCATTAGTGTTTCCTAATATCGATAGCAGTACGTAACTCGGACCACCTGCTTGCGCTATGAATATATCATTACTAGAGCCGTCAATATCAATTTCAACCGTATTTCCTTGTCCGTTATCAGCAAGGGCTTGCTTTGCCGCTACTCTTGTTGCTTGCGCTGTTGTCAGTCCTGATGTGCCATAAATTGGAGTTGGTTGAGTATCCGAAGTTGCTGTAGTCAGAAATGTTTCCATATTATCTGCGTAAGTGTGGGTTGACGAAAATTGTCCATATCCAAACGTCACGATTACCTGTCCATCGCCATAATTCCATGCATACCAGGTATACCAAGATGATGTAGAACTCTGTGCTGCCATAGCTTCACCGCCAGAGGCAGAAAAAACATGATCTGGACCTGGTAGTGTGTTTTCACTTGAAGTGCTAGATGCATAATTTCCCACTGCTACTGAAACGTAGCACGTATCACATCCTCCCGCTACAGTCATATAGCCTACGCCCATTGTGGATTCTATGAGTGTTTCGATGTTGCCAATTCTATTCGTTGCACCATATGGCGCAGAAATGATTAGCGTACCTCCACCATCAACGTAACTGTCGTAAACGCTTCGGCAACTTGACCCGCAGTTTGATGTTCCTGCTAGATCGATGACAAGATCCATACCGCTTACATCAGTCGAACTTACGGTAGTGCTAGTGCTACTGTATACGGTATATCCTGCGGCTTCTAGTATGTTCTTTAGATTGGTATATGCGGCACTTGTAGCGTCTCTATAGTATATAAACGCATCAGTGGCATAAGCATTTACTGGAAGAAAAAGTATTAATACGAGTGCTAATTTACTGAGACTGCGTGATATTAATGATAACATCGCCACCTCCGTTTAGCTGTATCAGTGCGGGAACTGAATCTTTGTACATATTTACATCTCCGTCGATATCTCTCTCGGTAGTGACACTTGTGATGTGTGTCGAACTTTCGCTAAAAATACCTATTCTTTCTTCATCATAAAATGCTTGGACAGTATCTTTGTATTGATTATATGTAGGCAATACTGGATCTATTTCTAGTTGCTCATCTTGCAACATTGCTGTAGCATCCAAAATGTTGATAAGGAACTCAATATCAAGTCTATTGACATCAAGTTCTAAAAACTCTAATTTATCTTCTTGTAATTCGTCTTTGTTTAATTCTGCGAAATCTAATAAATCGCTATCTAAGTATTCTTTAACTTCGGCTTGTTCGATATATCCTACACCCCTCAATTCATCGGGCGGGGCAACAATTAGCATATTATCAATACCTCGACCATCCATGTCTATAATAACAGGCTTTGACGGATTTGACATCTCATTCGAAACTAGTGTTGCTTGAAATGCCTGAGATAGTATTACAAAACCTACATCCGTTGCTACTTCAATTTCTCCTGTCCAACATGGGTCACCATTGATTGGACATGTTGGCAAAAGAATAACTAGACTTCTT